GGCGGGGTAACAACTACCTGGGTAAGTTCGGGGAATTTCCGTGCTAGAATCTCCCCCCTTACATCGCAAGAGAGAATGTCGCAAGATAAAACTACGACCTTTGCTACCCATCATATTTACTGCGATACCATGTCGGTTACCACAGCCGATAGAATATTATATGGTTCAGTGTATTTTGAAATTATAGGTATCACTAATCCGTCTGAGGCTTTTGACCACCTAGAGATTGATGTGAGGGAAATAGATTGAGTAGCACTAGATTCAGCACAAAACCTATAACTGTTTGGGTGATTGATGTGGCAAAGAATAAGGGGTTTCCTTATACATTCCCCTTTGTATTTGACCGCTCATCTAGTAGATTTAGTGTAAAACCTGCATAGGAGATTGATTGATGAGTACCGTGACCATCAAGTCATATCGCAGGGAAAGAGAAAAAGAGATAACTGATAATCTCCAGAAGTCTATGGAGCGTGTCGGTGCGATAGTTGAGAGGCAGGCTAAGATAAATGTTAGTAAGACGGGAAGTGAGCATCCGCAGGTAGTAACCGGTAGATTGCGGGCCTCAATTACTCACGAGGCTAGTGATAATGAGCTCGCAACCACGATAGGCACGAATGTAACCTATGGCAAAAGTTTGGAATTTGGTACATCTCGCCATCCTCCTTACCCCTGGCTATTCCCAGCAGTCGAAGAGAAGAAGTCAGATATAATCAGCGCATTGAAGGGCAGGGTTTTTATCATTGATTAGCGCAATTAATGTAGGATTCTACAATCTCATAGTTGGCAATGCTGCCCTGCAAACGCTTTTGGGCGGGTCTGCTGGTGATAAGAAAATATATCAGGTGAAAGCACCGCAGAGCGCAAGTCTACCGTATATCACATTCGGGCTTCTAACCGAATCCCCCATCGGGACATTCGCAGACTTCGAGTCTATAGAGGATATGACCTATTGGGTTAATTGCTTCTCGTCTACCTCGACCGCCAATATTGCAGGAATAGCCGATGGTGTTATGGGCGCTTTGGACGATACGACCCTGACGGTTACGGGGTATACATCAATGAAATGTTTACGAGAGTTCACCAGCTCCCCGACATGGGACTCGGAGACTGGTATTTATATGATAAGTTTACGATATAGAATCTGGTTGGACAAAACATAGGAGGTAACACATGGCTCATTTAAGTGGAAAAGCAGGATATGTTGATACTGGGACGGCAGTAGCGGGTATCAAGTCGTGGACATTGGATTATGTGTCCGATGCCCTGGAGACCACCGACTTTGCCGACTTGGGGGTTAAATCCTACATCGTTGGAGGCAAAGGTTGGTCAGGAAGTTTTGAGGGATACAAGGAAGGCGTCGAGCGGATATTGACGGCTGACGCCGCTTCCCCTGTGGCATTGAAGCTCTATGAAGATGCTACATACTATTGGGGGGGGAGTGCAATCATTACAGGTGTGCATTCCACAGCGTCCCATGATGGAATAGTGTCCGTGTCTTACGACTTTGTAGGCATTGCTGCACTAACCCCACCGGCTGGGTAAAAATAAATAGAATAGGAGGTGGCTTATGGCTCACCTTGCAGGAAAATCGGGCAATGTTTACGTTGCCACAACTATAATTGACGATTGTGAGGATGCCTGGACTTCGGGCACAAACGGGACAGCAAGTCTTGAGACTACAAAGACGCTAGTGAAAGTTGGGAATGGCAGTTCCAAATGTGAGGTGGCTTTGATAGCGGCAGCGGGTGACTATGTAATGTGGGAACCTCTTGCTGCAGGAGCCACAAGCTATGCTGGGTTCACCCATGCTCTTTGTTGGGCAAGGTCTACAGTTACTTGTGCAGCAAATGCTTTCGTTCTTGTTTTAGATAGTGTAAATGCAATTCCATCTGCACCAGAATCAGAGTTAAATTTTCCCGCTCTGACAGCTAATACATGGAAATACTGTCATCTTACCAATGTAACAGGCAAGGAAATTGAGGATTCAACCGCAGCTTTAGTGGTGGGTTTAGAAATGAACACTGATATTGGGGCTGTAGATATCTACCTCGATGACATACGGGCAGCCAAGAACATCGCTGGTATAAATACCTGGTCGCTGGACTATACAAGTGACGCACTAGAGACCACAGACTTCGCTGATGTTGGTGTTAAAAGTCACATCGTAGGCGGGTCTGGTTGGTCTGGTTCATTCGCTGGCTATAAGGAAGGCATCCCACTATCCATAGGGACTCAGTATGGGGTTGAATTAGCCGAGAGTGCCACCACAACGGAGATGTGGCTGGGGAACATCATCATAACTGGCGTGCATCCATCGGTCGGACATGATGGCGTGGTTTCTTATAGCTACGATTATCAGGGCACAGGAGTTCTCACTCCCGCTTCTACTTAAAATGCTGAATATCGAAGGACAGATAGCTGTTCTCTACCAGAACGAGAAACAGGTGGCTGGTCTCTATGATTGGGAATCCCGTGTCATCCTCGACTACACGACTAGAAACGGGGTCAGGGAATACAAGCCGACCAAGAAAATAGATGCCAGAAGCTACTGGCTGGTTGAACCTGCGAAAGAGAACACCTTTGATGCCGAGTTCTATCAGGTGATGAATGATGACTTAATCCTGATGGACTCAGGCAAAGTGGTGATAGACTTCCCCGATTGCCATACGGTAGATAGAAGGCTATACGCCCCGATAGACATCAGGTGGATAGGAATTGAATATTGAATCCATCGTCTACCTGTTGCGTAAAACTTCACTGACACTACTGGATATAGGGGAATTAACGCCAGGTCAATTCAGCGAAATGCTGACGGAACTCTACTATCAGGAGGCGGTAGACGAATACCGAAAGCAGCACTCCACCGCCTCGTTATTAGCAGCTATTTACAATACCATCCCCCGCAAGTCTGGACATAAGGCACTGACCGCAAAGGACTTCTTAGCAGGAGATATGCCGACACGGGGAGATAAGAAGCCCAGTAATGTGGACGAACTGGCGATAAAGAAGGGAATTAAGATACCGAGGAGTGATGATGAAGCTGAATAAAGAACCGAAAACGATAATTATCGATGAGCAGGAATACAAACTGCAACCACTCAACCTGAACATGATGGAGCAGGTAGAGGACAAATTTGACTTAGCATGGGACGAACTCGTGGGCAAGATGAGAATTAAGGTCTTACGATATATCCTCTATATCTGCTTGAGGCCAAACAACCCAGACCTCACTGAGGAAAAGGTGGGCGAGATGATTACCGCAGATTCGTTAATGGATACCTATATCAAAGCTATTAAGGGGTAAACAATGGCTGAGACACTGGCCGAACTTACTGCTAAAATAACGGCTGATACTAAGAATTTTCAGTCGGGCATTGCTGGCGCCGATAAGAAGATGGGCGGGTTTGCATCTACGGTGCAGAAGCACCATAAGGCTATTGGTATGGCTATGGTCGCTATGGGCGCTGCCGTCATCGCTATGGGTGTCAAGTCCGTGCAGGCATATACCAAAATGGGCGATGAAGTTCAGAAGATGGCTCTACGTACGGGATTCTCCACTGAAGCGCTATCAGAATTAAGACATGCTGCCGAATTGTCTGGGGCATCCCTTGCATCCATTGAAACTGGCGTCAAGAAGATGGCAAGAACTATCTCGGATGCCAATGAAGGAATGCTGACATATCAAAGGGCATTTGATAGGATAGGGTTATCGGCTGAAGAATTAATAAATCTGAAACCAGAAGAGCAGTTCGAGCGAATCACAATGGCTATTGCTGAGCTTGAGAATGAGACATTACAAGCAGCAACAGCTCAGGAGATATTTGGGCGCTCGGGGACCGACCTTCTGCCATTTCTAAAGCAGGGACCTGAAGGCATCGCCGCAATGAGACAAGAGGCGCATGACCTTTCAATTGTCTTCGACCAAGAGGCCGCTAATGCCGCAGCTAAATTCACCGATGATATGCTGCGAATGAAGAAATCTATGGATGGAGTGAAGTTTACCATCGCCGAGGCAATCATGCCCGTACTAAATGACTTGATAATTTGGGTAACAGATGTCATCAAGAAAATTCGTGAGTGGGCTGATGAACACCCTGAGCTGGTAGAACGATTAACTAAATTAACACTGGGTATAGGGGCATTTTTGGTAGTTGGTGGGCCATTGGTCATTATGTTGCCCCAGATTGCGGCAGGATTCCACCTCCTAGCGGGTGCATTGACGGCAGTAAAAGCGGTAGCTCTCGGGCCGGTGGGATTGGCCATTGCCGCACTGGTAGCCGCAGGATATGGGGTTTATAAATTCATGGAATATGCCGCCACCCCCGCTGTCCAGACCAGACGTGCGATTGCTGAACTTAACGAGGAACTCCGCATCAATGCGCAGCAATTAGCAAATGCAAAGAAGAATTATGAGGATAGTGGACTTGATATTTTTGCTCAGGACATAGAGAAGCTATCCCGTAAGCAGATTGCCCTTCAGGATGCACGGAAAGAATTACTGGTAGATACCGAGGCGCTTGCAGCAGCGGAAGCGGCACTCAATGAACAATTTAAGAAATCAACTTTTGAATTTGAATTGCAAACGAAAGAGGCCAAAGCAGCAGCTAAGAAAGACAAGGAAGCGGCAGAGGCAGTCCGTAAATTGGAAATAGCATATGAATCACTGGAGGATGCCCAGCGAGCACACTTCATGTGGAATCGTGATATTACACGTGGGGTTGAGAACTTAATCGAGCAGATAAAATTTAACAATACAGAGGCGGGCAAACTCGGCATCACAACTATAAATCTAGGGCAGTATATCTTAGATACCGGTGGTGATATGGATAAGTTCGCTGAAACGATGGAGAAGGCCGAGAAGACGGGCAAGGGTCTCAATTGGGTGATGGGAGAGATGGGAATAGAGGCGAAGGATGTCTCCGATGCTTTCGCAGATATGGGTGACTCGGCTGATAAATCGGTGAGGGGATTAACTAAGGTTTTTAATAAACTGGGTGAAATAGTAGGGATGGCGAATATCGTCAGGGCACAGAAGTGGGAGGAGATATTCCCTGGTGCCGGTTATTACCAGCCAGGCGATTATGTCGAATATCCTACGGCGCCACCTGCTATTCCAGGAACACCGACAGTATTTCCTTCATTGGAGAAGGAGTGGTCTGCTACCATTGGGGCTCATGGTATTATGGATTTCCTGACATGGCGGAAGGAAGTGAAGGGATATGCTACTGGTGGTATAATTCCTGGCCCGATTGGTGCGCCACAATTAGCAATGGTGCATGGCGGGGAGAGAATCATCCCTGCAAACGAAGGGGTGGGAGTTACCGTCAACTTCACGCAGCCCGTCTTCTTCGATAGGGAAGATACCATGAATAGATTTGTTGATATGATTTCTAAAGGAATAGACAGGAAACAACGTCTTCGTTTTGGCGGGGCTTATTCAGGATAAAGGAGGTTCAACATGGCAATTACTAGATTAGGGGGAGCGGGTAGACAGCACGGATACACGACTTGCGTAATAGCACAGAATGGACAGACTTCAGCAGCGGCAGACCTTGAGGGGTATGCGGTAAGCGGATTGCTAATTCCCACTATTGATAGCGGGAATCTAACATTTACAGTCTCCAATCTGGTGGCAGGAACTTATTATACCGTCAAAGACATGGATGGTTCTACTTTTACTATAACTGCTGGTGCTGGTGCTTTCGCCGTTGGATCTGATGATTTAAGCCCATTATTCGGCTATAGATTTATCAAAGTGGTAGCAGCAACTGCACAGACAACAGCAGCTGTTACATTCACATTTACGGTAAAGGGGTAAGGATATGGCAAAAGCATCGAAGAAGAAAAGACCATTTCCAATAACCTTTCCTGTTAAATGGCTAAATAGGATATTGATTTTACGCAATCCGTAGGAGGCATAATATGGCGAATGAGATGGTACATGGTTCGGTAGGAACCGCAATGACACAAGCTGAGTTTGAGGCGGTAGGATTACATGTCTGTAATTCGCAGACGGCGGGTGACTTGATTTACGCCTCTAGCTCTACACAATTATCGAGGTTGGCAATAGGGGCTACTAATACAGTCCTTCATGTGGCTGGCGGTATTCCAGCTTGGAGTGCTACTTTAGCGGGGATTACATTAACTGCTCCGACGCTTAATGGAATTACTACTCTTGGAAGCACCCTAGTCTTTGATGCTGGTGCTGCGAATATGCTAATGACAACAACTGGGCAGCTAACAGGAATAAGGGCAAGTGGCAGTCATGCCGATAATGGCCCTGGCGTTAATGTTTACCACGAGCACACAACACCAATTGTCGGTAGTGTACTAGGCGGACTTGAGTTCTATGGATATGATGGTCAAGTTACACCAGTCATAATGAAATATGGGTCTGTTAGAGTACTCTATACGAATGTTACCGACACTACAGAAGCATCAGAATTTAGGTGGAATTTAGCTACTGCTGGGGCTGATAATATAGCTATGTCCCTCTCTGGTGCTGGTGTACTAACCCTTGACCATACTCTACTGCTAAATCAGAGTGTTGACTCTGCTGCTGTAGCAGACCAAGTAAGAATTGGTGGCTACGAGATAGGTGTAGGTAATAGGGTTTTAGCCATAAGTCAAGAAACCGCCGTAGCTGCCGATACTGTTTCAACAAAGTTTTCCAACAAGGTGCAATGTCGGATAAACGGTGCGACCTACTTTATAATGCTAACTGTTACATAAGGAGTAGAAATTGCCTTTCCCATATACATTCCCATTTGCCTTCGATATTTATTACATCGAGGTTGACTGGAATAACGATGGCGACTTCAATGATGCCAATGAGGACATCACGGGCAATGTCAAATCAATCCGCTTCTCACGTGGCAAGTCAGATGAATTGGGCAAGGCCGAAGTTGGGCAATGCGCTATTGTCCTAAATAATGATAGCGGCTTGTATTCACCATCACTATCCAGCGGGGCTTTATATGGCAGCCTCTCGCCCAAAAGAGCAATCAGGGTGGGAACAGGATATGGTGGAACTGACCGATTATTATTTTATGGATTCATAGAGGAGATAATCCCTCACCCGCATTTAACAGAACAGGATTGTGTTATCACCGCCGTTGACGGATTGGACTTCCTCTCACGGCACGACATGGCTACTGCACTCTATAAGGACACTCTAACAGGAACGATACATGGCTATATCCTGACCGATGCAGGTTGGTCGGCCACTACGAGAACTCTTGATACAGGACAGGATACCGTCCCTTACTGGTACGGACACGATGTCAGAGCTAGATTCGCCCAGGAAGAAATAGACGATTCCGAGCAGGGGTTTTCCTATGTAGGCCATAATGGTTACTTTAACTTCGAGGATAGGCATCATCGTTCAACTGCCACGCACCAGACCTCACAGGGGACTTTCACTAATACGATGGCAAACATTACATACTCTCTTAATCCACGCAACATCTATAATATTATTAAGGCAAGAGTCACTCCCTGGACGCTGATAAGTCCAGCCGTTATTTTGTGGACGCTGGAAGAAGAACCAATAATACCTGCCGGAGAAACGCTAACTTGGTGGGGCGAGGCATCGGTAAGCGGAATTCCCGTCTTTGTAGATGCCTGGACGACTCCCGTAATTACAACCGACTATCAGGCATGGACTGGGAGCGGTGGAACCGGCACGGACATGTCTACCAGTTTAACGATAACAACCACAAAGCTTGCCAAGACCATTAAATTACAGGTAGCCAATGGTGCATCGGTCCCACTTTATTTATATGTGTTGACAGCCAGGGGGACTTACTATGACGACCAAACTAAAGTTACCCGCAAGGCCGAGGATTCAACTTCACAGACTGCATACCAGAAACGAACGCTGGAATTCGACGGCAAGTATTTAACCGACGCTAGTAAGGCCCAGGATTTAGCTGATTATTCTATCGGCAAATACAAAGACCCTAGAGCCGAATTATCGATGACCATAATGAATAAAAATGCAACCAACCTAACTCAGATTTTAGCTCGTGAAATCTCGGACAGAATAACAGTGGTCAATACCGAACTAGGCATAAACGGCGATTATTTTATCGACTACCTCGACCACGATATATCGATGGGTGGCAAACGCCATATAGCCACATACCGATTAAGCGATACAATTAACGAGGACTTCTGGTGCTTAGATTATTCAGCATTGGGAACTCAAAGTAAATTGGGGTATTGAATGGTTTACATTGCAGGTATGAACAGACCAGTCGACACAGGTGAGACTTACTTCGGCGAGGTTGCCCGGAGCAAGGTTTCTGGCAGCATGGAAGCACGGCGCAGGCTATTCAGGGACAATATCAAAGGGCTTCCAGTTGAAGGAGGGAAACCGCTAGAGGCCAGAATAGAACATGCCAGGCTTATCGTGGATTGCCCTAACTGTAATAGTGCCGAATACGCCTTTGAGGATAAATTGTTTCTCTGCTCCGAATGCGGAAACTCCGATATAGGAGGCAGTGCTAGAAGGGTCAAGATGCCCAAAAACCGCACGGAGATAGAGGAACTCTTGAGCGTAAGACCTATCAAGAACAGGCACTGGTATCCCCGTGAGACAATGAAGGACTTACAGAGTGAAAATATAACCTACGGTCTGGAGGTTTAGTTATGGCTTGGATTGCACCTAGAACATGGGTCACTGGTGAAGTAGTCACCGCAGCCCTTATGAATACTCATGTTAGAGATAACACACGCTATCTTAAGGGATTGGACGGTGTTCCTACGGTAGAGTCGGGCTTAACGATAGACAACTTCGACGGCGATGAGAGGCTTTTACTTCCCCTTTTATCTACCGCCGAATGTTCTACCGTCCTAAATGCAGAGGGGGAGGTTGCCTTTGATGAGCAGACTCACCGCCCGAAGTATTTTAATGGCACATCGGTCATTTCGGAAGGAGATGCAGCAACACTATTCATAGCATCGCAGGCGCAGGGCGATGTGATTTACGCATCATCTGCTACCGCCTTCGCAAGATTAGGACCTGGAACCAGCGGGCAATTTCTTAAAACGCAGGGGGCTGCGGCCAATCCTGTCTGGGCGACCTCTACCCTAATGAGTACAACTGTTATTCCGATATTTTGGAGTGGATTAGCAGAATCTGTCAGTGGTGGCACAGTAACACAGAATGGCGTGGCAGTCGTTGTCGCCTCAGGTGGAACCAATACCAATTATGCTCTCGTTTATAGCACTACGGATAGCGCCACTATTGGAGCTATCTGTGACAAAAATCCTGTTTATGAACTCGTATTTAAACTATCAGAAGTTACCGCTTCGGATATGGTGTTTATAATCGGCGTTGGGTACGCAGCTATTCCTGCAGATGGTGCATCTGCTAATAAATACTTTGGATTTTATGTTACTAATGGCGCACTCTGGGCGTCATCGGGAGATGGAACAAATAGGTCAAGTCAAAATTTGGCAACTGCCTTGTCCGCTAACACTCGTTATCGTGTTAAACAACAGTTAGTATCAGGGGCGTTACATACATGGGTCGACGGTGTAGCAAAAACTGATAAAACAACAAACCTGCCTACTGGCACAATTACCTCAGCATTAGTAAGCCTTTCTGCCTATCGCACAACAGCAACGCTCACAGTCAATGCAAATGCGTTTTTGTTCGAGCACGATTTATAAAGAGGCTAAAGATTAGATTCACTACAACAGTTGACATTATGCGGAAGGTGTGGCAGTCTAGTTGCATAACTAGATGGAGGTGTGGAAAATGAAGACTCTCAAACATATGCGAACAGGCTTTCTGATTGGGCTGATTATATTCCTATTGTTCTATAGCTCACCCGCCGAGGCACAGCCCGTGTCTTACGGTGGCTACTTCTACGATGCGGGATACAGGGATGCGCTTGTCGACCTTAATAAATCCGATGTGTCATCTACAACCCGCAGTGATGTGCTGGACTTTCTGGCTAAAGACAAGACCGATGAATTACAAGATATAGACTGCCTGAGATACTCTACCATCCTGATTCACAAGGCTATGCTGGAAGGGTTACAATGCGACCTGATTGTATTGAGATACAACGAGAACATCAGTGGTCACGCCGTGGTGTGCTTCCCGACTCAAACAGGATTACTTTACATCGAGCCGATGCATGATGCAGTTATTGACGATATTATCAACTACTGGGGCACTGCCCAGACAGTGACACGATGGATAACGAGAGGAGAATAATATGCCCGAACCGAATGAGACTGAACCCCTGAAGATTATCCTGGATATTAAGAAGTGCCAAGAGGAGAATAACCGTAAGACAGACCAGATATACACAGCACTTGTGGGGCTGAATGGAAAGGGCGGTCTCTTATCGCAGGTCAGCAAGAACACCAAGATGATAATAACACTGTCAGTAATAGTGGCTAGCATGATAGGTCTCGATAAACTTGCTGGCGTATTTTAGTGAAGCGCATGGAGATGAGGTGCCCTGAATGTGGTTATCGTTACTGGATTGAGGGCATAACCTATGAGCAAGAACGCTGTCCGCAATGCGGGCATTTTGGATGGCTCAATGAATTTATTGTTGCGCAACAAGAGGAGGATAATGATGGCAACCATAATTGACAGGGACATACTTCTGGCTTGCACCCGAATCCACAGCATGGGCAAGGGGGGAACGGCGGGGGGTAGTGGAACGGTTATCTACTCGGCAAAGAACGACGACGGCAGCTATTCTACTTACCTCTTATCAAATGAACACGTGGTGGATAACAATATTGACGTTAAGGAAAGGTGGGATGCCCTGCTGAGAAGGACAATCAAAGACCAGTTCCTCGGAACGGTTGATGTCCATTTCTTTGAATATAAGTGGGAGCACAGGGTTGTTGGAGCAGCCTCCAAGCAGGCAGACATTATGGCTTTCGATAAGGACGAAGATATGGCACTACTTAAAATCAGAAGCGAGATGCCTGTACCTGCGGTTGTCCAGATGTATCCAAAGGGCGAAGAAAGTAAGTTAAGGATAGGTATGCCCTGTGTGGCAGTTGGCGCAGCTCTAGGGGAAGCCCCTATAACCTCTTACGGCAGGCTGTCCCAATTCGGGCGAGAGATAGACAACCGTGAGTTCTGGCTTCAGAGTGCCCCAATTATCTACGGGAATTCAGGAGGCTCCGTCTTCCTTGAGGATATAGGAGAATACATCGGCATCCCCTCCCGGATAGCGGTGACCTACGGCGGAGACGCAATAACTCACTTATCTTACATCATACCTATTACCCGAATATACAAGTTCCTGGAGAGTCAGATGTTCCGCTTTGTCTATGATAAGTCCTTCACCGAGGAAGGCGAGAGGAAAGCCCGTGAAGAGAAGCTAAGGGCTGACCGAATGAGGATGGCTTCCCGTGAGATAGAACAAGGGCAGAAACCGTCAGAGCAGGACACAGACGTTGCAGTTCCGAACAGTTAATGGTATAATCAGGATATGAAGCCTTACTATCAAGACAAATATGTTCAAATCTATCACGGCGATTGCAGGGACATACTACCCTCATTGCCGAAGGTGGACTTGGTTATCACTAGCCCGCCTTATAATTGTGGCAATGCTTATGAAAACAGCAATGATGCAAAGGAGTGGGGTTGTTATTGGGCAGAACAGGAACAACTCATAGGATTCTTATATGGCAAACTTGTTTCTGGTGGACGTATCTGCTGGAATGCACAACTAAATGTTCGTAGAAAAGGCGATGTGAGGGTTAATCTATTACAACATTACAAAAATATCTTCGATAAATTATTTATTGATATGGGTGACATTTTGTGGCTAGAAGATACTAGAACTAAAAAGACGGCCTGGGGAAGTTGGTGTTCGCCATCATCACCGTATTTGCAAACTCCAGCTGAGTTTATCTGTGTATACGCTAAAGACATTGCTAAAATGAATGGGGAAGGTATTGATATAACCCCAAAGGAATTTATGTCTTGGGTGGGCGGCATGTGGAGATTTAATGGCGTTAGCAATACTAATCACCCAGCTCCGTTCCCCAATAATATCCCTATTAGATGCATGAAACTCTTTGGCTACAAGAGTAATCTAATCCTAGACCCCTTCCTCGGCTCAGGTACTACCTGTTACTGCGCCAAGAAGTTAAACAGACGAAGCATCGGCATAGAGATAGAGGAGAAATACTGTGAAATAGCAGCGAACAGATGTAGACAGGAAGTTATGGAGTTGGAGTTATGAATACACTTCAACCGCAACCAAGCGCAGTAACATGGCGGGTAAGTGATGACAGGTATACCCTGTGCCTTATCACACCGATGGGGCTAGCTCCTATCCTGTGGTTCGACCAGACGGAGGACTTCCTGCGGTTCGTGGCAGAGACCAACGTCTTCTCCAAGTTGACCGTCCCCTCCGTATTGAGGCAATCGATACAAGTTGCACAAGATACTCCAGAATCATAAGTTTTGTTCTTTCTGCCATTACTTCGTGGGGGCAATCTCCGCAGT